CCTCGTACGCTTGTGTGCTGACCTGTTTAAGGGTTTTTAGCCACGTTAGGATAGAAAGTTCGCCTTTTTTGAATTGTAGGCTTTTTTCATCAGGGATTGTACTAATATTGTTCAACGAATTTATCATGTTGTCAATATCGTCCATTAAGTCCTTCCACCCGTCCGTTGCCATCGTAGAGAACCGATTTTCGTAGTATTTTTGTAGTTCAGGGGTCATTTTGGATACTTCGCCTTAACCGCTTGGCAGTCGGCTATGTATTTGTCAATCTGTGCTTGGTCACCTTTGGCTATGCCATCCAAATAGTCAGTCATCGGGGGGTACTCTGCTTGGCGTTTGGCTATGTAGGCATGAGCATCTATGTAGGCTTGAACTGCTGTTTCGTCATAGGTAACGGGGTTGCCGTTAGCGTCAAAAGTCACCGTGGGGCGAAAGGGACCATCACCCTTCAGGGCGTGGGCAATAAACTGGAACCGGGGGAGTGTATTCATTGATTGCCACGCTGGGACGTTTTGCGGATTTTGGGCCGCAAACGTTTCATAGGCTGAAACAGCGCCGCCGTACCCTTGGGCCGTAAACCCAAAAGGCGCGAGGCCGACATGGAACTTGAAGCACTCAAAGAAAAGCTGGGGGACGAGACGTTTACCCAACTGCAGACCTATGTGACCGAATTGACCAGCCAGCGGGATCAAGCCCGCACGGAATCCATCTCGGGGCGCAAGGGCCTGAAAGCTGAGAATGAGCAACTCAAGGCCGCGCAGGCGACCTTGCTGGAAAGGCTCGGCATTGAGTCGATAGACGATGTTGAAAACCTGCCTGATGCGAAAGGCGCTGCAGAAGCGGCCAAGCAATGGGAATCGAAGTACAAGCGGGTGGAGCGTGAGCGTGATGCTGCGGTGGCTGCCCAGACCGAAATCAATACCAAATACCTGGACTCGAAAAAGGCCGCTGTACTGGCCGATGCGCTAGGGGCGCACGAGTTCCTGGCCAAGGATGTCGTGACCTCCTTCATCAGCAATCAGCTGGTCTGGGAAGGCGACGAGCTTCTGTTTAAAACCGACGAGGGCCAAATGGTCACCGTCAAAGACGGAGTGTCAGGGGTGGCGAAAGCCCGTCCTGAGCTACTCAAACCCGCTGGCACGGGAGGTGCTGGTGTTCGCTCATCCAACGCGCGAGGCGATGGTCAGCAAAAAACCATGACGAGGGCAGATTTCGATGCAGCCGATCCGGCGGCGCGAATGAAATTCGTCAAAGAGGGCGGCAAAGTCGCTGCCTAACACTGACTTTCGAGGACATTTACCATGGCAAACACACTCACTAACTTAGCCGCTGACATCTACAAGGCCGCCGATATTGTAGGGCGCGAACTGGTCGGCTTTATCCCTTCCGTGATGGTCAATACCGGCATTGAGCAGGTAGCGGTGGGGCAGACTGTCCGCTCGCACTTCACCCGTGCTGCGACTGCAGGCGATATGACGCCCGCAATGGCCATTCCCGAGGGCACCGACCAAACGGTGGATACCAAAACCCTGACGCTGACCAAACAGCGCGGTGTTGCGATCCCCTGGACTGGCGAAGATATCAAATACGTCAATGGTGGGGCGGGGTACGAGACGGTCTACGGCGATCAAATCGCTCAGGCGATGCGAACCCTGACCAACGAAATCGAACTGGACCTGGCCACAGAGTCCTACCAGAACGCCTCGCGCGCGGTCGGTACTGCTGGCACTACCCCGTTCGGCACTAATACCGACCTGATCGTGGATTGCCGCAAAATCCTCGCGGACAACGGTATGCCGGTGAATGACGGCCTGATTTCTCTGGTCCTGAACACCGCAGCCGGCGCGAAAATGCGCAAGCTGACCAACCTGCAGAAAGTCAACGAGTCCGGTGAAAACCGCTTGCTGCGTCAAGGCGTGTTGATTGACCTGTTCGGCGCGATGATCAAAGAGTCCGGCCAGGTCGTTGCACATACCAAAGGCGCGGGCACTGGCTACGACTTCGTAACAGCAGGCGAGGCCATTGGCCAGACCACGCTGAGCGTTGAAGGCGGCACCGTCAACAGCACCGGCATCAAGGCGGGCGACATCATCACTCACGCGGGCGACAGCACCAACGCCTATGTGGTGAACACCGGCACCACCGCGACCGCTGCCGACATCATCATCGGCTCTCCTGGTCTGTTGATTGCCGGTGCTGACGCGAACGAGATCACCATTGGCAACAGCTACGCCGCCAACGTGATGTTGCACCGCAACGCTGTGGAATTGGCCATGCGCTCCCCTGCGAAACCCGCAGGCGGTGACGCGGCTGATGATGTGATGGTCGTCATGGACCCGCACTCGGGCCTGGTGTTCGAAATCAGCGTCTACAAAGGGTTCAATAAAGCGATGATTTACGTCGCGGCAGTCTGGGGCAAGAAAGCCTGGAAGCCGGACGGCATCGCGATCCTGATGGGCTAATCCACGATGGACGATACCCCAGTCGCCACCCCCGACCGATTGCGCGTCAAGCGTGATGGGCCGCGTGGGTGGCACTGGATTGCTGCATCCAATTATGACCCATCTGTGCACGAACTGCATGTCGATGAAGAAATGCAGGCTCGTGTTGACCAACACCAGGCGACCCTTGTTGAGTCACAAATCAACAAAAACAAGGCGGTGAAGAACAAAGGTCGCACCAGCAAAAAAGCCACGGAGTAACGTATGCCTACAGCAGAAAATGCCAAACTGGATTATGAGGGAGGCCAGACATCGTATGCGATGGGCGCCCTGACCGACTCCGGTGATCACCTTACTTTTTCATCATCCGCCACACTCTGGTCACGTCGCACGGGCTATGCCCCTGTTATCCGACCCAATGGCATCCTGACTGGCGGTGTCGTTATTCCCGCTGTTACGGTGGCCAACGACAAGGTGGATGTCTCTGCCCTGACCTGTAACCTGGCGGGCGTTGTGACCTCGGTCGCGGCCAGCGTGGCCACCCTGACCATTACTCGCCCCGCAACGGCGGTGTCGAAGGTCAACTCCATCACCGTCAACTCCTCGGGCGCGTTTGCGGTTGTGGCGGGCACGGACGGATCAACAACGGCATTCAGCGAGACCCGTGCGGCAGCCGGCGGTCCTCCGTTGATTCCTGTTGGGTCAATCGAGGTTGCCCAGGTCCGCGTGATCAGCAACACCGCTGCCGTGATTACCGCGGCGCAAATCTTCCAGGTGATCGGCACCCACCGCGAGACCGCATCCTATCCGCAGTACACGGTGAACTATTCCGAGGGCACCATCACATTACTGGCAGCCCTGCCCTTGATCCACACGGGCGTTGTGGCTAAGGCGATCTACGCCTCCTACGCGGCGCCGATCTTCGCGGAGATTGCACTGGCGGATGCCTTCAAGGCTCCCGAGACCACGCACGCGGTCAGCTCCACGCAAATCTATAACACCACGCTGGGCAGCTCCAAGGCCACGCTCGGACAGGGCGCCTTTACCGCGTACCTGGATGACGGCGTGACCGATCCACTGGTTGAACTGAAAAACGAGTACCTGTGGTTTAGGTTCTACCCGAGCCGGTACTCCTCCTCGTACCTGTTGTGTCAGGGCAAGCTGGGCATCAACCGCACCTGGCCGGCCGGTGACAACATACAGGCGGCCTGTACGGTCTCAGCCACTAGCGCGGCACTTGAGGTGGCGTAATGGCCTTTGATGCCAACAAGTTCGAACGTGCCCAGTTTGTTCCTCGGACCAAGGCCGTCGAGGTTCCTGCCCTCAAGGAGTTTTTTGATGAGGGCAGCGAGCCGCAATGGGTGGTGCGTGGACTGTCGGCCAACGAATTGCATACAGCCATCGAGGCCAGCACCCGGGTTAAAACCCTCGGCAAGGTTCTGGAATCCATTGCCAGTAATGGCGCTGGCGTCGCGGATGCGCGCAGGGCGCTGGGCTTTACCGGCAAGGAAACACCGGGCGAGGTCGCCAAGCGGCTGGAAATGCTGGCCGTGGCCAGTGTAGACCCCGTGATTCCACTGAATCTCGCGGTGAAGCTGGCCGAAAACTTCCCGATTGAGTTCTATCAACTCACCAACGAAATCACCGAACTCACAGGGATGGGTTTCAGCCTGGTAAAGCCCGCAGCCGCCTTGCTGGAGATGACAGCTTAAGGTCAACCATGGCCCTGCTGGAATTGCGGGGCGGCTACCTGCACGAACACCGTCCCGACCTGTTCCCGCAGGGGTTTGTGACCAACGAAGAACTGGCGCTCTGGGAAGCCCATTACGAAATGAAACAGCGGGCATAACATGGCAGACGTA